TTGAAGGGTTATCTGGGATATCTCCTAGTCCTAGGTCTAGAAATAGTTCAGATTTTGAAGGGTTATCTGGGATATCTCCTAGTCCTAGGTCTAGAAATAGTTCAGATTTTGAAGGGTTGGACTTAGATGTTAGTCCACCTTCAAGTAAATCCAGACGTAAGACTCCAAAATCAACCCCCAATAGTTTAAAGGATTTTACTCCAACTAGAAAAGTAAAAATAAAAGAATTTATAAAAAAAACTAAAATTACACGTAAACGCAGAAAGGCAATAAGAGGAATTCGTAAATTTATGAAAGACCAAAATCTCGGAGTAAAAAAATTAGAAGATAATATACGAAAAAACTTTTTAACAACAATATGTTCAGACTCTGGAGTATGTATGGCTTTGGGAAAAGAATTGGATATAATTCGCAATTTCTTCAACGGATTCACCGATTTTAAATACGTAGTTGATACAAAAGGTGTCGGAAGTGTATCTGCGAATGGATTTGTAATGAAACTTACATATCAAAAAGATGATTATAAATCTTATGCGATATTAAAATCATCACAAGAAAGTAGAAATCCAAATACGGCTCCAGATAATCTAGTTTATGAATATGCTGTTGGAAAATTTATAAATAAACAATGTAAAATATTTCCTTGCTTTTTAGAAACATATGGATTATACTATTATAAAAATGAATTATACTGGAACAGTTTTAAGGTGAATAGAAATAACGCTTCTAAAGAGAGATTAATTGAGTCATTCGAAATTGAAACAGACATTGATTATAGTAAAGCTTGTTTAAAAAATAAACATGCAGCTATACTAATACAAGATATCGATAAACCGATTTCATTAAACGAATTATTGCAAAAGAAATATAATGATGTTGACTTTATGAATTTTAACCTATTATATATATTAATTCAAGTGTACTATCCATTAGCTATGTTAGTTAATGAGTTTACTCATTATGATTTACATTCATCAAATGTATTAATTTATGAATTACCCGAAAAAACATATATAGAATATGAATTTACTGATTCGGATAATAATACTTTTAGTTTTAATACAAGATATATAGTTAAAATAATTGATTATGGTCGTTCTTTCTTTTACGATACACCTACGAATAATTCTTTAGATATATATAATAAAGTATGCTCAACCTCGCAATGTAAGAAAGATTCATATAACTGTGGTAGCGCATACGGATTTACATGGTTAACTAATGTGGATGGTGACGACCTTCGAGATAGTTATTATATAGATTCGGTAAAACGAAATATGAGTCACGATTTACGTTTAGTTAACACCATAATTTACAGTGGAGAACTTAAATTTGATACTCCGTATTATAAAAAGATGTCTCCTGAAATAAAATCATTATTCAATAAGGTTAAATATGATGTGTATGGAACAGAAGAAATTGTAGATAATCCAAAAAAACTTAAAATTAAAAATGTTATAGAATTATATAAAGAATTATTTAAAAAAATTAATACAACAAGTTTTAAAACTTTTAATACAGGTGATTTTAGAGACAGCACAAAGATTGGTAAATTACAAATGGATGGAAAAACCCCTATGAAATTTATATCAATTTAATATGTTTGTAACGTAATATATATAATATATAGTAATATTATATATATTATAAATGTCAGCAACATTAGGATTTAATTCCACTCCATATTATTCTTGGAAAGACCAAGTATTTTATCAAGTATCATCATTTATTTCGAAAAATAAGAATAACTCGCAAACTCTAGGAATAAATCAGCTGATGAAGCCAATGCCTTTAAAACTATATCGCCGAGAAATTGCCTCCGTCGCTCCTTCTACCGGTTGTAGTAGTAGAATCTCTCAATCTATAAATGAATTAAATCAACCTGGATCTACAATTATATCTAAAACAAATACTTGTAGAAATGGTTTAGTAAATATAATCGATAACCAGGTTACAGAATGTAAATCCACCAGTTGTAATATTAATATGCCAGATGTAGATGCCCGACGTAGAGTTCGCAGTGCTGGAATGATTAGAAAGAAATATAATCCAGAAAAAAATAATGACTCATATTGTACAGACTCGAATCAATATTTAGTGAGTCGTAATAGAACATTCTCTCAGAATCAATACCATTTTATTCGTCAAGGAAATAGCGCAGTAAAACCAGGATCTTCTCTCTCAAATAATAATCTATATTCTCCAAATGGAATCTCTCATTGTATTCAACCATATATTTCGTCTGTGAATAATAATAATTTATTTCAATATACTTGGATAGATAATCGTATATATAACGTCACTATTCCAGACGGACAATATGATATTGTAAAATTAAATCAAGTATTTCAGAACGCAATGGTACAAAATAATACCTATTTTATATATTCACAGACATCCAACCGGTTTTTATTTCAATTTACATATGACTCTGCAAATAATAAAGTTATTTTAGGTATTTCACCTTGTTCAGATATTATTAATTTATCTACAAAACTTCTTAAACCTGGATATAGTGTTTATGAACCTTCTACTTGGTATAACCGTAGTACACAAATAGTAGATGTTTCAAATTCATCGCCATATGTAACTATACCTGTATCTAATTTTAAAAATATTATTGGATTTTCACCTGGGTCATATAATGCGGCTACACAACAATCTAATATTACACCATTTATTACATCGAACTATGTAAATATGAATTATAAACCAAATAACTCACAATTTGCCGTACAAGGAGCAGTTTCAGGAAGTAACTTTATATTACGTAAGAAATACGATACAATTACAGACGCAGGAGCAAAAATGAAGGCTGCATATGGGTCTGCTACTGCATCCGCATTAGCATATGGTGTTACCGATCAACAATATACTCTAAAACAAAAAATGGGATATCCAATAGCCCTAACACCTGTTATATCTAAATATAACGGAGATATATGTTGTAAAAATTCTTCTTCAAGGAAAAAGGCTCTATAGTTATATCATCTAATAGTATCAGTAAAAATATTCGATGGTTGTAGTAAATTATTATAACTAATATTATATTTTATACACCAATCAATCGATTTTTGAATATTACTGCGAATTAGAATATCTAATTTATCATGCTTATGCCGATTATCTATAAGAGATAACGTATAGTATATATTTTGTATTTGTTTTTGACCAAAAATCGAGTTATGTTCTTCTATCCTTTGTATAAAATAATATGGAAGAGAATTATTTAAGAAACGACATGAAACATTTTCATCATTTTCATTCATTTGAATAAATCCAGATTCGATAAACGGATAATATTCATCGATTGAATCATATAAAAACCCAGTGCAAACAATATATTTCTCGGAATTAGCATATCTACTTGTTTTCGGCTTAACCATATAAACCTTTTCATAAAAAGAAGATAATAAATAAATAATATCAAGCGTATGTTTCATAAACGAATCAAATATTTTTAAAATAAAATGACCACCCTTCTTTTGCATCGTTACCGCAAAAGCGAATTGGCCATATAATAATTTTGCTATTGATATTTCCTGGTAATTAAAATCGGTAGAAAAATCAAATCCACCATCGCCTGTGATAATATCCATCGACGACTTATATTTTTCCTTGCAATATCTTAGATTTTCTAGAACTAATATATTGCCCGTTTTGTCTGCACCATATTCTAATATTACATTTGGGAATCGACCTAGAAACTCGCTGCTTTTTTTCCAAGTAGGAATATTTGAACGCGGATCTTTATCTATTAAGGTCATTCCATAATATATATCTTCGGTATTATTACGTAATGTTGCTAATGCTTCAATAAATCCACCCGGTCCTTCTGCTAGATGAAATGACCGTATATTTATCGATTTATATTTATCTAAGAGTTCAAATAACTCCGTCATTTCTATCATTTTAAAATACGAACGAGAGATCGGTTTCATTTTCGAAATAGACCGCCGTTTTAACGGAATAGGTGTATGAATATACTCGTATGGATTTGTATATTTCTTATAAATATCCCATGCGTTTTCTTTTGATGTAATTCGTTCTTTCATCGAAGATAGAAAATGAGAGAGAGTTCCTGAAATAAATATAGGAGATGTGTTATCATGGAGTTCAGAATATCCTATATATTGGTATGTTTTAGAATATATTTTAGGTAATAAAAAATAGGTCATATGAAAAATATAATTAATATACGCTATATTAATTATAGAAAATCCATTTATATATATTTAATCGAATGTTAATAAAGTAATCTATGTTTACACTATTTTTCTTTATATTTTTTATAATATTTCTTATACAATTCTGCTAATTTTACAAATGCTTTTTTTGTTTTTACTTTTTTACATTGAGTTATTATATTACGTATTAATTCGTTATATTTTTGGATAGTTTCTTCGCGTATATCTTTAATATCGTCCACAGTAAAATTATATTCTTTCATAATAATTGGAATATTACCCTTATAAATTATTAATGTTCCGTAAAACGCAGATATAAAATCTTTTAAATTAATTTGATAGAATTCGGATTTTCCATATTGATAGAAAGGGATATACACACTTGTAGGAGCATATAAATTAATAACATCCTTTATTTCTTTAATCTTTTTTTTATAGTCTTTATCTTCTTCATCAATTTCACTAGTCATTTCACGTTGTTTATTTATTTTATAACGCTTTATTATACCTGTTATAAACATCATTAATCCAATAGAAATTTTCATTTCGTCATCTTTTATCAAAGGTTTTATTAAGGAATGTTCTATATATTTATAAAGAATATAATTCAAATAAAGCATTCTTCCTACATGATTTAATAGTTTATGAACAGTATCGCGATTCTGTAAGAGAACAAGTCTATTTTTATAAGAATCACTATTCGCATTAATTAAAGAGCTAATAGATTCTATATGATAGTTTTTTCCATTAGATGCGTCTATTGTAATTGTCCCTTTATTTATAGGCTTCTTACTTATGCTATCATCAAATATTGGTAATGTTGTTACAAATTCTAATACATGGTCTATAATAGTAACTTCTTCTCCATTTTCTTCGCCATTATATTTTAATACTAACTGAATTTTATACATTAATGCGTTGGTACCTTCATTTAATTCAACAAAAGATACTAAATGTGCCGGTCCGATTTTTTCGTGTCTATACCCTTTTTTATCATCTTTTTCTTCTTCCGATATGGTGTAGTCATCTATTGAAAAGTCCTTTGCGTTGGTTATATGGCTTTCAATATCCATTTCGGTAATTTTTTCTAAAAACTTGTCAAAAACAAAATTAAAAAAATGTTTATAATATGGATTTAATTCTCCATTCATAGTAAATATAGATATTCCAATATCATGTGAAATCCCTTCATCATTTGTTTCAAATTCATCTAAACTTAATTTTTTGAATTCACTATATGTATCGTCGGAAAATACAGGAAGATCAATACATACGTCTATATCACCTGTAGGATCCATAAAACAATATAGATCTGTGTTAAGTTCGTCTGTTGTATCATTTATAAAATAGTCATTTAAGATTTCATAACAGATTCCTCCAAAGAAATATGGTTTATTTTTAAGAGACGACTCAACCTTTATTGTAAGTTCTTCAATTACTATAAAATTGTTTTTCTCTATTATAGAAGGATCGCGATAAGATTCCTCCATTATCATCATACCTCTACTGTATGTTAAATCTCCACTATAATTATACGTCGTCCAATCAATATCATTAACAAGATCTACTAAACTTTCTAAAAGATGATAATTATTTTTTGTCCAAAATATGCGTTTTTTACTAAAAGTATATTTAAAATCCATATCAGAAACACTAGATCTAAAACCTCCAAAATATTTTTGTCTATGGTTTTTTTGCGTTATCTTATTTCTTTTGTTTTTTCTTTTTAAAGTTTTCATTATATATTATATACAGAACTTAATCAAATGTTAATAAGTCGTTAACAGCTGAATCTCCAGAGACTCTCTTTTCTTCTAAACTATGTAACTGTTTCGTTAGATAATCAATCGTCATGATTTTATTTTGGATTTCTTTTTCAAATTTTGCGATAATTATTTTTTGCGAATGTATAGTTTCTTTTAGACTTTCATTTTCAATATAATAATTCGCCTTATTTAGGTTGAGTTGTAATAACCATTTTTGATGTGTTTTTGTTTTGGTATGTGCGGAAAAAATAGAAGATGAATCGTAAGCCTTATCTTTTCTAGCTCCACAAGGACATCGAATTCCATATTTTATAGACGTAAATGACGGAATCTTATCTATATAATTACCAATAGCATCTATGCTAGGAACATATGTTTCGGGTTCTGTAGCTAATTCCATTATAGTAAATAGTATTACATCTTTGCACATTTAAAACGCCCATTATAGACGCAAAAAATAAATAAAAGGTAATTGCGGATTTCACGCCACGATATGCTTATCTTCCAATAAAGGAGTATCACAATCGTTCATATTCTTTGGACTAAAACATTCTGGTCTTCTTTTTCCTGATTGTTGTAATTGCAG